AAGGTGCGAGTGCCGACATAAACGTATTCAATAGAACATACGAGTGGTACACATCAGGTCCGAGACAGCGTTTGCAACCTGGAGGGGCTATTGTAGTAGTAATGACAAGATGGTCAGTCCGAGATTTAACAGGTCGATTAGTGCGGGACATGGGGAAAGGTAACAAGAACGATCAGTGGGAAGTTATCGAACTACCTGCGATTTTGCCCAGCGGTGATCCAGTCTGGCCAGAATACTGGTCGCTAGAAGAACTAGAAGGAGTACAAGCTGCACTGGGTAAAGGTCCAAAATGGCATGCTCAATACATGCAGAAGCCAACGTCCGAGGAAGGTGCACTTATTAAAAGGGAGTGGTGGAAAACTTGGGAAAAGAGTTCGCCCCCACCTTGTGACTATATTATTCAAAGTTACGATACGGCATTTTTAAAAACTCAGACTTCGGACTATTCAGCTATTACAACTTGGGGAGTATTTTACCCAGAAGGACGTATAGGTGAAGAAATGTATAACGGTGATGTCGCTCACTTAGTATTACTAGATTCTGTAAAAGAACGATTAGAGTTCCCAGAACTAAAAAGGAAAGCCCTAGAACTTTACGAATACTGGGAACCAGATACAGTAATCATTGAGTCTAAGGGTAGTGGTACTCCGTTAACGCAAGAATTACGCAGGATTGGTATTCCTGTACAAAATTTCACACCAAGTAAAGGAGCGGATAAAGTGGCAAGGGTTAATTCTTGTACACCGTTGTTTGAATCAGGTATGGTCTGGAGACCTGATCAACCATGGGCAGATGAAATGGTCGAAGAATGCGTGGCATTCCCCGCAGGCGACCACGATGACTTGGTGGATAGTATGAGTCAGGCGATTTTGCGATTTCGTCAAGGTGGTTTTGTACAATTAGCTTCCGATTATGAAGACGAACATGAAGGTTATCGTGAACGGAAAATGGTTTACTATTAAATTAATTTAATATAGAGTGAGGTGGCATTATGGCAGTAGAGAAAGGTGTTCAAGTTCCCTTAGGAGAAGTAGACGAAGTTCCTCCCTTCGAAGAAGAAGAAATTGAAGTAGAATTAGAGGATGATGGATCTGCAGTTGTAGATTTCATGCCTGAGGCACAAACCCCAGAAACAGGTTTTCAAGATAATTTAGCAGAAGTTCTTGACGATTCTTCGTTAGGTAAATTAGCCAGTGAGTTAATAAACTATTACGAAGAAGATAAAGAATCTAGAAGTGAATGGTATACAGCTTTTGCAAAAGGGTTAGATTTATTAGGTATAAAACAAGAAGAACGTACTCAACCATTTGAGGGAGCGAGCGGAGTCAATCACCCATTATTAAGTGAAGCTGTTACGCAATTCCAATCGCAAGCTTATAAAGAGTTACTCCCAGCTGATGGTCCAGTTTCTGTAGAAGTGGTAGGCGATGACAACACAGAAGTAGTTCAACAAGCTAGACGTGTGAAAGAATTCATGAATTATCAGATCACTCACGTTATGGAAGAATATGATCCAGAAATGGATTCACTTTTATTCTATTTACCGTTATCTGGAAGTGCGTTTAAAAAAGTTTATTTTGACACTATGCTTAACAGAGCAGTTAGTCAATTTGTTAAAGCTGAAGATTTCGTGGTGAGTTATTCCACTACTGACCTTTTTAATTCACCACGATACACTCACGTCATGACTATGACGGAAAACGATTTGCGTAAAATGCAACTTAACGGCATGTATCTAGAAATGGATATGACAGGAGCAGGTGTACCAGACGAAAATCAAGTTAAAGAAAAAATCGATAGAATGGATGGGGTTACTCCTAACTACGCAGAAAACAATGACATGTACACTCTTTTGGAGATGCATGTAAACTTAACGATTTCTGAAATAGAAGACCATGGATTTGCCTGCCCTTATATAGTAACTATATGTAAAGACACCAGTAAGATTTTATCCATACGCAGAAACTGGCAGGAAGGTGATCCTAATTATCAAAAAGTAGATTATTTTGTACAATATAAATTCCTCCCAGGATTAGGGTTTTATGGTTTTGGTTTAATTCACATGATTGGTGGTTTAACTAAATCAGTAACTGCTATATTAAGACAATTAATTGACGCAGGAACATTAGCAAATTTACCAGCTGGATTTAAAGCTAGAGGCATGCGTATTCAAGGTGAAAATGATCCACTACAACCTGGAGAATTTAGAGACGTTGATGTAGCTGGTGCTACAATAAAAGATTCTCTAATGCCGTTACCTTATAAAGAGCCCTCTACAGTATTGGCTCAATTATTAGGTGTACTTGTCGATTCAGGTAGAAGATTCGCTTCTATTACGGATATGCAGATGGGAGACATGGGTAGTCAAGAAATGCCAGTAGGAACTACGGTGGCTATGTTGGAACGTGGAACTAAAGTAATGTCAGCTATCCACAAACGCTTACATTTTGCACAAAAGAAAGAATTCAAATTATTAGGAACACTTTACGGTAAGTATCTACCAGAGCAATACCCTTACGCAATGCCAGGAGGAAAAGGGTATGTAATGGCTGCAGACTTTGATGAAAGAGTTGACGTTCTTCCTGTTAGTGACCCAAATATATTTTCAATGGCACAACGTGTTTTAATTGCACAACAAATGCTACAAATGGCACAGGCAGCACCAGATATACATAATCTACCAGAAGCCTACCGCAGAATGTATGACGCATTAGAAATTAAAAACGTAGATACGTTATTCCAACAGCAGCAACCTGTTCCTCCCAGAGATCCAATATCAGAAGAACAAGCAGCAATGTTAGGACAACCTATACAAGCTTTTGAATGGCAAGATCATGAAGCCTATATTGCGAACCACAGTGCATTTATACAAAATCCTATGGTTCAACAGCAACCACAGGTAGCACAAATGATAAGTGCCAATATACAAGAACATCAAGCAATGCTCTATAAGCAGCAGGTAGAGCAGGCAATGGGACAACCATTACCTCCACTTGAGCAAATCACCCCAGATATTATGAATCAAATTGCTCAAGCTGCTGCACAAGCCACGGCTGAGGTCACAGGAAAAGCGAAAGCAGTTCAAGAAGCTGTTGAGTTACAACGTATTGACCCAGTTATAGAGGTACAACGTGAAGAAATTGCCCAACGTGCACAAAAAGATGCAACACAGGCACAACTTGATGCAGAGAAAATAATCTCTAATGAGGCGATCGCTGAAATGAAAATTGCAGCAGATCGAGAGAAAACACTAATACAGGCTCAACAAGAAGCTGAACGTACATTTGCGGATACGCTTAAACAAGTACGAGAAGCTGACACTAAAAGCCGAGGAGAATAACATGCCTAGTAAAATGGGATATCCAGGGATTAAAAAGAACCCTATAAAATCAGTAGACGGTACTAAAATTAAAAAGATAACTAGAAAAGCTAAAGGTGGCGGAGCAGCCAAGAAAGGCTTGAAGTTTGTCGAATACGGAAGAACGTAATGCCAAAAAGTAAATATTACAAAGGTTATGGGCACGGTGGTCCAGTTAAGTCTGAAACCGAAGACCAACGTTCAAAAAGAATGGAAAAAGAAGACGCTAACGTAAGAGGTTACGGTGGTGGTGGAAGAGTTAAGAAATAGTGGACTGGTTAGAAGCAACTGAGTTTTTACTCAAGCAATACCGTAAACGTAAAGCTGAGTTATCAGAAATGCTTGCTGGTGGGGGTGCTGCTGATTACGAACAGTACCAGAGAATCGTTGGTGAAATATCAGGTCTAGATTTTGCCGAACGAGAAATATTAGACCTGCATAAAAGGATGAGAATAGATGACGAAGACATTATCTAAATTTGGATCGGATACCGACAACACAAAAGCAGTCCCAGATTTTGTGGACAATTTCAGCACAGAAGAAGTAGAAGAAAAAGCAGATACTTTTACCGTAGAGAGACTTCAAGAGGATACCTCTCTTAATGAAAAACTTCCTGTACCTACAGGATATAGAATTTTAATATTACCTTTTGTTCCTGGCAAGGTTACGAAAGGAGGAATTCATTTGGCTAAGCAAACAGTAGATAAAGAACGACTGGGAACAGTGGTTGGTTATGTAGTGAGACTTGGTCCAGATGCGTACAAAGATGCACATAAATTTCCCGAAGGACCATGGTGTCAAGAAGGAGATTGGATCATTTTTGGCAGGTATGCAGGTGCTCGAATTCAAATTGAAGGAGGGGATTTGCGTTTATTAAACGACGATGAAATTTTAGCAGTGATAAATGATCCTGAAGATATTTTAGCAGGATGATTTACTTTTATAAAATTTCACGCTATCATCGAGGACTATGAACATGGCAGAAACCATGCAAGACGTTGCAGAAAACGTAGAAACGGAAGAAGTTGAAATAGAAATTCCTTCAGAAGACGAAGGAAAAGAAACAGAAACTCCGATCCAAGCTGTTGAAGAACAGCAGTCAGAAGAAACTCAAGAAGTTTCCGAAGACCATGACCAAGAAGTTGCAGAATACAGTGACTCTGTTAAAAAACGTATCGACAAGCTTACCTATAAAATGCGTGAAGCTGAGAGACGTGAACAAGCAGCACTTAAATTTGCACAGAGTGTAAAAGAAGAACTAGACACAACAAAAACAAAATTAAATAAAACAGATAAAAACTTATTCAGCGAATATAACACAAGAGTAGACACCCAATTAGAAACAGCTAAAGCAAACTTAAAACAAGCACACGAAGAACAAGACACAGATAGATTAATAGAAGCCCAAGAAAACTTAGCTAAATTATCTGTGGAAGCAGAAAGTTTAAACAGGTTACAAAGGGAAAGGGAAGAATCTCAAATAGAGGAAGAAGCTAGACAACTTCAAGCACCGCCTCCACAACAAGCACCGCCTCAGCCAGATCCTAAAGCTGAAGAATGGGCAAAACGGAATACGTGGTTTGGGGATGATGTAGCAATGACTTCTTCAGCTTTTGCTTTTCATAATCAAATAGTTGAGCAACAGGGAATAGATCCAACCTCTGACGCTTATTATGAAGCTTTAGATAGGCAAATAAAACAAGCTTTCCCACACAAGTTTGAACAAGCCCAACAACCTGTTCAGGCAGTAGCTGGTGGTAGCGTTGGCGCAACCACTGTAAATAAACCTAAAAAAGTAAAACTCACATCTAGCCAAGTCGCAATAGCGAAGAAGTTAGGTGTGCCACTTGAAGAATATGCTAAGCATGTTCAATAACGGAGTATAAAATGACAGAAGAAATTAAAACCGAAGTCAGTTCTGACCGTAACTCACGGTCTGCAGAGTCACGAGACACTCAAACTCGCAGAAAACCTTGGCAACCGCCTTCCAGTTTAGATGCCCCAAAAGCACCTCCTGGGTATAAATACCGATGGATACGTGAAAGCATCCTCAACCAAGATGATAAATCTAATATGTCAAAACGTATTAGAGAAGGATTCGAACCAGTAAGAGCATCAGATCACCCTGATTTTGACGCTCCTACAGTTGATGATGGTAAACACGCTGGAGTTATTGGAGTAGGTGGGTTAATTTTAGCCAAGATACCTGAGGAAACAATTGCAGAAAGAGAGGCTCATTACAGAGGTGTAAATGAAGCCACAATGGAAGCAGTTGATTCTCAATTAATGAGAGAAAGTAATCCTTTAATGCCTATAGACAAACCTCAACGATCTAGTCGTACGACGTTTGGAAGTAGGAAGACAGAGGATTCTTAATCTTGAATACTAACACTTAATATATAAGGTGAAATAAAATGGCAAATACAAACGATCCTGACGGATTTACGCCTGCTTATCACATGTATGGTGGTACTATTCGTCCTGCAAGAATGAGAATTGCTAGTGAAACTAACGCATCTATCTTTAGTGGTGATGTTGTTAATTTATCTAGTGGTTATGTAATCCAAGGGACGGCAACTGGTACTCCATGTGGTGTATTTTATGGCGTGTATTATACGGACAGTTCTGGTAACCCAACTTTTTCTAAAGTTTGGACTGCAGATACTGCCACTTTAGGTGGAGCCGATGCCGAGGCTCTTGTTTATAGCGATCCAGGAATTGTCTATGAGGCACAATTTACAGCGGGAACTCCCACTGTAGGTTTCATAGGGAGTAAGTATACACTAAGCACAACAGCTGGTGATACTAATTCTGGTCGTTCAAAAGAAGGTGTCACAGCAACGACTTCGTCTGGAATTGCGTTACATGTGGGTTATAAACTAACTCCTAGTAATTCGATTGCAGCTTATGCTCGTGGCTTCTTTACTTTCCCAACTAGCGTATTCGCAGTTTAATTAGGAGTATAACTAATGGCTATAAATAGAGCACAACTCGTCAAAGAGTTAGTTCCAGGTCTTAATGCTCTTTTCGGACTGGAGTACGACCAATATCCAGATGAGCACGCAGAAATCTTCGATACCGAGTCTTCGGACAGGGCTTTCGAGGAAGAAGTAATGCTTTCAGGATTTGGGGAAGCACCAGTTAAAGGTGAAGGCGCAGCAGTAGTGTACGATTATGCCCAAGAAACATTCACGGCAAGATATACACACGAAACTATTGCACTTGCATTCTCTTTAACCGAAGAAGCAATGGAAGACAACTTGTATGATTCGCTGTCAGCACGATACACTCGTGCACTGGCACGTTCAATGCATCAAACCAAGCAAGTGAAAGCTGCGAACGTTTTAAATAACGGATTCACAGCATCACAATATGCTGGTGGTGATGGTAAAGCCTTATTGGCAGACGATCACCCAACGCTAACTGCTGGTGATCTTGCGAACGAACCAAGCACAGCAGCAGACCTTAACGAGACTTCACTAGAACAAGCAATGATTGATATTGCAGGGTTCAAAGATGAAAGGGGTCTTAAGGTAAATGCACAGGCGAAAAAATTAATTATTCCGCCTGCTTTGCAATTCATAGCGGATCGTCTACTAAATACTCCAGGCAGAGTATCAACAGCAGACAATGATATTAACGCTCTCCGTAACATGGGCATGGTCTCAGGCGGATATTCAGTTAATCATTATCTTACTGATTCAGATGCTTGGTTCCTTACAACTGATGTTCCAAATGGTTTAAAACATTTTGTTCGTACCCCTGTTTCTAGTGGTATGGAAGGTGATTTTGAAACTGGAAATGTTAGGTATAAGGCACGTGAACGTTACAGCTTTGGCTTTAGCGACTGGCGTGGTATTTACGGTTCTCCAGGAGCGTAGATAAAAAATTGGGGGAGGAGTTTACTTCTCCCCTTTTTTTATATAGAATCGAATAAAAGAACTAGGGTAATTATAATTAATCTATCGACTGACCTAGCAGACAAGCCAAGACGATAGAATTTTATTAAGGAGACTTAATATGGCTAAATCAACATTTTCAGGTCCAGTCCGATCATTGGCTGGATTTATTTCAGCAGGCAGTTCAGTAGTAGTTAGCTTAACAGCTGACACTACACTAACAGTTGCTTCTCATGCAGGTAAGGTTCTTACTTGTAATGACGCAGACGGTAAATTTACTTTACCTTCA